CTGAGGTGTCGAAAGCACTGATGTCAGCACGTACACGTAGGTTGCCTGACTGGTCTAACGACATGACAGTCGTAGTACCAACCTTGAAGTCCAGGCGACCATCGTATCCCTGGGAGACCGTAAAGCCACCAATTGCTACTGTGGACACTGTTGTGGTCCCAGTCAGCGTGGGTGAAGCAGATGGAGCCTTGGAGTTCAACTGTGTCTGTATGTTGCTTGTGACACCATCAGTGTAGTTGAGTTCAGCTGTTGTTGCTGTAAGACCATCCAGCTTGTTGAGTTCAGCTGTCGTGACTGTAGTGCCATCTAGGACATTTAGTTCAGCCTGATTAGCACTAATAGCACCAGTGATGTTTGGTAGGGTATTCTTGATTGCACCCTTGATTAGACGTAGGTGGTCATCAGCCTGACCTAATCCATCCGTAGACGCAGGATTACTTGCGTTTAGACTATTGATGTAAGTTCCTGACTCTAGGGCCATCTTAGTTTCCTCTTCGGTGGGGTGCCTGAGATCATCTTTCAGATAGGACTTTTGTGGGACTCGGGCTCTGCCTTGAAAGGTCTGACAACAACAACAACAAGCACAACCTTTAACGGTCTTTTGAAATCTATTGATTAATTAGACTACTGGGGCCTGAATCGAAGGGCATGGGACCCACTTGAAGTCATTCATTTGATTGGCAGTTGATTAAGCTACTGATAAATATGAACTTTATATGTCAACGGAGTAATCATCCGTTTACGTTAAGCTGACTGATGGTCGGACATTGGCTGACATATGATCCTTATCAGGACACTGCATGTTTCTTTTAAAGACAAATAGGGACCTCAAGTCTCCACTCAAGTATGACATGTGTAGACACAACAATAACCAAGGTTAAACATTGGTAGGTACTGATGCTCGGTTAGCTATGGGATCTCTGTTTATACAGGTGTTAGGTACTCAGATGTCTTTGGATATTTAATAATAATATTATCTACCAAGAGGAACTTAAGTCACTTTAGACCTGACCCAAGTTGATCATCAGTACGTTGTATTAATCTTAAGTTCATCACAGGTAACCTTCATGTGTGTCTTTAGTAGGGAGTAGACTTTAGATACTCATTGGTTTGGTTACCTGTGATGAATGAACCGACGTGTATCGGGAGGTTACATCGTCGGTTTGTCTTTAGGATGTCACCAGTGGTTACTTCCTTCGTAAGGGGGTCCCTTAGTACCCAGTGCTATTTGTTCACTTTATGTTCTTGTATTTACTAATTATTTAGGTCAACGGATACACTTTATAATGCAAACCAGTAGACAACGATAAACTAATGTCTAAGTGTGTGAATGTATCTTACTAGGTGTGCACAGGCACTAGGCAGTTAGTCATTCTCTTTTGCTTGATTATGCCTAGTGCAGATGCATCATTGTACCTCGCAAGATTACACTGGGGCTAGGAGTGTTGACCATAACATATATGATTGGTCACCCCTAGTTCCTTTTAATCTATAGTGTTGCTTAGTCTCATCCACCTGTAGTGATGTTTCGTAACGACTAATTTAATAATCTGGAGTGAACGAGTGACATCACTCTGGTTCTTCAGCCTAGTTGAGTCAATCATATCTTATGAATGACTAGGCTCATCCAGTGACGCTTTATTCACAATGTTTTCTCCCAGTCATAGTGTCATAATAACAAGCACCACCAACTTCACTAGCGTCGTTCTCAGTAACCATCGTAGATACCTCAGGTACCTCATCAGAGGCTACGTCCTCCGAAGATGCAGCATTCAGAATGCCATAACGTTTACCCGACGAACGGAACGTCGTGCATCCTGAGGCACCACCATCATATGCATCCATATATACCTTCTTGAAGTCTCCCCATGACACATCGTCACCTACGTTACATGTCTTACTACAAGCACTGTCAACATATTCAGAAGCCACGTTCAGTACTTTCACATGGTCAAACACTGATAGTTCATCAGCTGTCTTGCCGTTGACTCCCCACTCGCGGAACGCATAATCTTCCACACGTTCCTTGCGTGGACCATCAAAAGCCTGAATGTCTCGATCATAGTGATGACTAAAGACAGGTTCGATACCAGAGCTAACGTTGTCCGCAGATAGACTAATAGTCCCAGTTGGAGCTACAGACAGTAGGTGACTGTTGCGGATACCGTGTGTCTGTATGCCGTCCCGGATGTCCTCAGGTAGTGACCGAGCAAACGCACTGTCAAGCATCAGTGTATTGAACAGTGGGAACGGTCCTTTCTCAACCGCCAGGTCGATGGATGCACGATAAGCTCCATCGCGGATGATCTGCATGATCATCTTAAAGACATGTAGGAACCCCGGGGATCCATACTCATGACCCATGCCCTCAATGGCGTTGGCAACACCTGTGACACCTAGGCCCATCCTACGCTTGCTCTGTGCCTCGAGCTGCTGTGCTGGCAGTGGGTACACCGCACGATCAACTACGTTATCCATGGCGCGTACAACGTGTCTGATGTCATCCTGTAGCTGAAAATAGTCGAAGGACGCTGGCTCACCATTGTGGATGCCATTGCGGCTAACGTACTTCACCAGGTTGAACGACCCGAGTAGGCATGCGCCGTTCGGTGGTAGTGGCTGCTCACCACATGGGTTGGTGGCTGCGATCTTCTCACAGTACCACAGGTTGTTCTTCTGGTTAATACGGTCAATGAACAGGATGCCTGGCTCGGCCCAATCCCAGGTGGATCTCATGATCTGATCCCAAAGAGCTTGAGCACTGACGGTCTTGTACACTCGGCCCTCAAAGACCAGATCAAAGTCACCGCCAGTCTTCACAGCTTCCATAAACTTGTCAGTAACACCGACACTAATGTTAAAACCTGTCAATGTAGTGCTGTTGTTCTTTGCTGTGACAAACTCTTCGATGTCTGGGTGATCAACACGTAGGACGCCCATCTGCGCACCACGACGGTGTCCAGCGGATGCAATCGTCTGACAGACAGCATCAAAGATACTCATGAAGGAGAGGGGGCCTGATGATTTACTGTCTAGGGACTTGATAAGATCTCCACGTGGACGCAGGGTGCTGAAGTCGTAACCAATGCCCCCACCGAGTTGCATGGTCTTAGCTGCTTGCTTGGCTGCATCCATGATGCCCCCCATGCTGTCCTCAATGGTCATAGACACAAAGCAGTTGTAAGGGGTCACTTTGCGTGGAGATCCCATAGCTGACTGTACGCGCCCAGCTGGTAGGAAACGCTGGTTGTAAAGGATATCCTTGAATGCAAGATAGTGTGCATCGCTATCCTTCAGTGCATCAGCTACACGAGCCATTGCTTGTTTAAAACTCTCCCCTTCAGCTCGATATTTCATTGCATGAATCTCTTCAGAAATAGGTAGAGACGGGCCAAAGTAGCCCTCGTGATTACTAAATGTCATTTGGTTGATTTCCTTCGAGCAGGTTGATGCGCATCTCGCAGTAGCGAATGGCCTTTTTTAGATCTGTGATTTCGGATTGTACTTTGTCTTGCTCAGGGTAAGGTTTTGACCCAGCCCTCGTTACATACTTGATGACATTGCCGCGCCAGAATTCCATATCGTTCTGCATGATGAACACTATTGGCTCCACAGGCCACTTGGAGTAATGGGGTGGACGACTTATGGTTGTGTCTTCAATCATCATCCTGTTGGCTCCCATAGTTTGATCATGCTCTTGTCTACGTCCCAGTCTTCGTACCGTAAAATACGAGCGAGACGTGCCTGAGTAAGTGCATATTCAGCGTTAAGTTTCTGCTTTTGGTATGCTAGAACAACAGTGTTCCAGTTTGGTGATTGAGCTAATAACTTCTCAGCCGTCTTGATGCCGACAGTTGGACACCCAGAGTATCCATCCGTCACGTCACCTGTCAGCGCCTGAGTGTAAAACCATAAGTCCGCATCCTGTTTACTCGTGGTAACAAACTCACCAGACATCGGGCGGTATAGTTTCCCTGGTATTGATTTCATATCCTTGTCATCACTCACTATGATAGTGTTGTGACCCGGTGCGGACCCTAGGATCCCCATAACGTCATCTGCCTCAAGTAGAGGCTCACGATACCAGCGATAGGTCTCTTGGATCCACTTAATGAATGCCGAGTAGCCAACAGGCTTTCTGGTCTTCTTACGCCCACCTTTGTACTCAGGATCAAGGGACTTCCTGAAGTTATTTCTGTCGGACAGACAAACAACAAAAGACCCTGTTTCTAAGGTCTCACATACGTTGTCGATTGTTTCTTTGAATATACTTTTGGCGGTTTTTAGATCAGACGCGAGAGACCATATGTCGTCCCCCCAGTTGATCTCCTCTTCCGCAGCTGCACATGCTCGATAGGCATATAGGTCTCCGTCAATGAGCAAGACTGTGTTTTCATCGGGTTGTTTTAAGAATGTCTTGAAGTAGGACATCTAATTCTCCTTTTTGTTCCATGCCAAACTCAGAAATGAGCCAGCGATTGCCCCAAGTATCCTCTCCACAGTTCGTCGTGATCATGCCCTCAGAGGCCGCTATAGCAACATAGAAGGCACCCTGACGGGCAAACTGACTAGACACTGTGAAGGGGCGCCGCCATGCCCTGTCGAGAACGACATAGAGCGTAACAATTGCGGCTAGTTGTTCAGATACTTCAGTGGGTGTCAGCCCAAGTTCTTCCCACGGAATATTCTGCGGCAATGGGGATTTTAGTTTCGAAATAGCTGCCTGTTTCTTGCGCCATTCGTCGAGAGATATGACCGACATCTTCAGCGATCTCCTGTGTTCGACAGGCAACCTGGATCTCGTCATGGATCCATCCAACTATATATGCGTTGTCCTGGTGTTGCCTGTTGATTTCGTTGTAGGTTAGTTCAACCCACTTCTTGCAAGTGATCGCCCCAGATGACTGGAGTAGCTGCGAGAGTAGTTTGTGCTCTGACCTGATGAATAGTTTCCTACCATCGAGACCAATGAGGTGGCCTCTTTTGTCGTGTGCTGCTTTTAGTCTCTGGAGCAGTAACCCAAACGCTGGGATGTTCTTGTTAAAGTTTTCCTTTAGCTTTTTACCTTGTGGTGCACCACCCTTGGCAATCTTACCAATTAGGGCGTCACCACCGCCATACATGGTCGCATAGATAAACGTCTTGGCTTGATCCCTAGTCGCCAATCCAGCAGCCTTCTGGTTGTGCGTATGGATGTCACCTTCGAGGATCTGCTGTGCATACTCACCGCCGTCATTCAGGTAGTGGGCAAGGCATCGTAGCTCGAGGCCACTAAGGTCACTACCAGTCAGAAACCATCCGTCGGGAACTGTAAACAATTCACGGCATTTACGTCCGTAAGATAATCCAGACTTGGGAACTTGTGCTAGGTTTGGACCTCGGTGAGCAGCACGTCCACTTACAGTACCCCCAGACACAATTGTGTGTCTGATTTTACCGTCTGCATCGACCTTCTTGAGCCAAGCCTGTGGCCCCTCAGCCAACTGACCGACACGCTTGTCGATCATGAAGTACTCAGCCAGTTTCTTGGCCTCTGGGTACGGAAGTTTACCTAAGACTGTCTCATCAATCTGAGCGTGACCAGTACCTGTGAACTTAGAAGGTTTCCATGCATACTTCTGGCGTAAGCAAAACTCTATGTGACGTCGGCTACTTGGGTTAAACTCTATCATCTTTCTTTTAATAAACGGGACACCTTCCTCGTAGCCTAGTGTCTTGTTGTTTCGCTTAGGTATAAACTCTTCAGTTATCTCCCAAGGTGGGAACAATTTGTCTAAGCCTTGCTGTAGTTCATTCCGTTTCTGCGCAAGTAATGCATATAGCTCGGTTGCCTTACTTTCATCGAAGGTCCATCCGTTATTGCCAATCTTGTCACAAATATGTGCTAACGAATGTTCTAACGCGATAGACTGCTCAGAGAAGCCACGTGACATGCAGTACTTATAGAGGACCTTAGTTACCTGAGTGTCCTGGACGCAGTAGTCTAGCATCTCTTGGCTATAGTTTTCCCAACCACCGTCATAGTCGCCCTTGTAGTCACCTAGGCGTAGACCCCAAGCCT